AGAAATATTTAATAATTCAAAACCATTAATTGAATTCAATGTTGCATAATATGAATTTTCATCCACAACATTATCAAGATAACTTAATACTTGTTCAACAATTTCTTCATCTTCAAAATTTGCTTCTGTATCATGTTGAAATAATACTATTCTTTCATCTTCTGCCAATTCTTCAACATTACCTGCTCTAACTGTACTACCATCTCGAATTATTTTCTGTTCATCTGGTATATTGAGACCAATTTCAGAATGTTTGTTAATAAGTAATTCTGAAATTTTATCTATGATTGCTTCACGAAGCGGTTGCTGGTATTCTAAATTAATATTACCCATTGTTATTTAACTCCACTTTTATTGTACAACTTCAAATTCAAAATTATCATCATAAATAATTTCTTGTCCATCGTCATACTTTAACTTGTATATTATTTTGTAAACCCTATTTGGTTGAAACCCATTCATCCATTGAATGAAATAATTACTTGTCGAATCACAACTCATTGATGTATATGCACTAAATGGAACAATATCTTCACCTGTTGCAATATCACGAATTGAATAACTCCCACTTCCTTCAGAAATATATGAACCACTTATCGTTTGAACTGATGTTGAAAATGTTTTATCAATATATCTTTGTCTTGTACCAACTCTGAATTTAACTTTGTCAGTTTCTTTATACCTCTTTCTCAAACCTTTCATATACAAATAATTGTCTTCATCACCTGTCAAATCTAATTGTAATAAACTTCCTGTGTTGGAACCCGTACAAGGTTTATGGTCGTCCCATCGAACTTCAAGTTTTGGTGAATAAATTGTACTTGTTTGTGTTGAAAAGAATTTTAATTTACCAAATGTTATCGCATCAGTTTCTTGACTTCCACTAAATCTCAAAATGATGCCATAATTATTATTTGTTCCATCCAACCAAGTATTCACAATATCAGTTACATCCATCTCAACATCTGGTGATTCATTTGAAAATGATTGTGATGCAATATCATTACTTCCGCTTAAATAAGTTCCACCAACATCAACCCAAGCAGTTTCAGTTGAACCAGGATAATAATTTCTATTTTTCCAACTAACACCATTTGTTACTTTCGGATTATCACCAAACTTACCAACACCTTCATCCCAAGATTCAGAAACTGCAAATGCTGATAATGCATAATCAAGTGTTAAATCTTGTGTTCCTTCTGCCTCATATAATCGTAAATAGAATTTTGGACTTGTAATATCACCATTATGAATTGACTGTGACATGTCATTGAATTCAGTTCCGTCAAATGAAACAAGAAGTCGTGTTGGATAATCGAAAGATTTATTCCAAAACTCTTTTTTTACTTCAAGGATTTCACCTTGTCCAAAATTTGCATCTGTGTATGAAGTTCCATCCACATGACTTGAACCACTTGAAATCCAAGCATCTTTTGTTGAATAAATTTTGTATATCATTATAGTACAATTCCTTTCACATTATCGTTTGGATTCTTTAACTCAAATACTGCAGGTTCAACTGACGGTAAAATAATACCTTGACCACCTCCCATTGGATTATCACTGTAAAATACACCAAAATTATATTCATAACCGTAACCAGAAGCTCCGCCACTTCCAGACCCATCTGGATTTATACTATGTAATGGTGGATTAAATTCCCAAGTTCCTGGTGATAAATAATTTTCACCTTGTGTAATACAAACATAATTAACAGCTCTAACACCGTCAACACCCATCAATTCATATGATAAATCACTCGTGTATATTGGTTGTCTAAATTGCATATTATCAATATTGAAATATTCTTTAATCTTTTGAATACAATTTAACTTAACATCTGGTTTAAATGCTCTCCTATGTGCAACTACTTCAAAAATAACTCCAAAATTAATTATATAACCATTTTCAATAATGATATTATCAGTTAAAATTCTATATTGGTCTAAATGATTACTTAAATTATTGTATATCAAATCTGGTGTTGTTACTAAATCTTTATTATTGTCATATGATAAAGTATGTATTTCTGCAACTGGTAAATTTTCTATGCCCATAATTCGTCGAGGATTAACATACACTTTTGCAATATTACCAAATTTTGCTGGCATATTCATAATTCTCGCTTCATAATCTTCTTTTGTTACACAACGATTTTGTGTTGCAAAAAATGATTTTGTCCGTTCTCGTATTTCATCAATTGATTCACCATTTGAACCACCTCTTGCTGGTTCTTCATTTGTTACCTCTAATGTTCCATTATCAGTCCCTGTAGCAATTGTTTTACTACTAACCGTCGTTATTTCACCCACAGGAATATTACCACCCAAACCACCACCAGTTCTATAAGTGACTGTAAGTGTTGTATTTCCTGGTGTTTCACCCAATGTTGAATAAACATTTCCAATTGAATCTGATATACTATCATCAACATCGGTTATTTCTCCAGGTATTGTTATTCCAACTTGTTCTGTTGATAAGAAACCAGCATTCAATGAATCTAATGTTCCTGTCCTTAATAATCCATTACCAAATACTAAAGTTGTATTGTTTTCTTCATCAACTTCAACAGTAAATCTTTTTGAAGTTTTAATATATTCTAAAGTATATGGTACTGGTAATTCCATAACATCACCACTTAATGTCACATATGCAGTATCCCTATCACTATCATCAGTGTAATGAGTTTCAATTGGTATTTTATCTTGTGCTAAATATGGAACCTCATACCAATTATTACCACCTGAATCAACAACACTTATTATTTCAATAACATTCTTTTCTGATAAAGTTAGTTCCAAAAACTTTTCTGGACTACTAATTACAAAATCTGATGTTGTGGTTTCACCACCAATTGATTTAACATATCTTGTTAAAGTATATTCAGTAACTAAACCATCACTATCGAAAGTTGTCATTTCAGGTTCAGAATCTGCAGATGAACTAACTGTAAAATCAACAATGTCCAATGTTTCAAAATATATATTATCTGATGTAGCAACTTTCATTCCCTTATCAATTGAAAATGCTTGTGAATAGTCTGGTTGTTTATTATTTATATCACCAACAGCATCGACCGTCATTGTACATTTCAAATTAACTAATGCTGGTATTGTTGGTTTAACTTTATATCCTAACATCTTTGCAATGTTCACAACATTTCGCCGTTCTTGTGCTAACGGTAACATCATTTCTTGATACTGTTGGTCAATATAGAACGATAATACATCACCAACATAAGAAGACATCTCAATTAACATCATTCCAGGTGAAGTTTCATTAAAATCTTTATATGTATTAGGATAATATGTTTTAGCATACTCAATGAGAGCATTCTTAAAACTATCAAAATCTTTGTTTAGATAATTTACATTTGTTGTTTTAAATTCATTTTCTCTATATGGCATTTATTATTCTCCCAATTTTATATCAATTGAATGTAAAGTTGTTGGGTCTCGATTTATCACAAATACTAATCCAAGATATAAATCATTTGTATTTGATGTGGTTTCTTCATATTTAACAGTCACATCTTTAACAGTTACAAATGGCATCCACATTTTAAAAGTATCAATAATATCAAGTTTAATCATTTCAACAGTGGATTCAGTTTTCTGTTCAAATAACATATCATGATACGACATGCCGAGATTTGGTTGCATAAATCTCTCACCCCTTTTTGTTTGTAAAAGATTTTTAATATTATTTTTTACCGCATCAATTGTTGTTGAAGTTGATGTAAAATATCCATCAACACCAGATGATTTTCTAAATGGTAAATCAATTCCAATAAATATGTTCGGGTCTCGGTCTTCTATAAATGAGCCAGAAGTTTCACTTCCATATTTTTGACTTTCATTATATCTATTTACTTGTATTGCCAATGTTATTCTCCAACAATGTTATCTTCTAATAATTTAACTTTTGTAAAATCGTTTTCTTCTTCTGTCGTATCAGAATTTGGAATAATTTTTGATGGAATTCCAATATAAGCATGACCAGTTGATTGTAATACACCACCTTGACCACCGGTTTTTGCTAAATCTAATGCAGGTAATGATGAACCACCAGAAGCAACTGGTTTTATTGCAGATTTAATCTTACTTTCAAGTTCACCAACAAGTCCACTACCACCAGGAGCGAGTGATGCTATTTTTTTTATCATATCAATAACAGGAGCATATGGTCCAAATAAAGTTGTTTCTTTTACATCACCCTCTAAACTTGATGGCGTTTTAATATCTTCGACTTCAACTGACGCTTTCATTTCAGTTATTGTAAATGTTTGTTCAGTTAAAAATTCTATTACGGCATCTTTAATACCTTCAGACAATTTATCAATTACTTTTGATTGCTGGGCATTCAACTCACCACCCATTGCAGTTTCAATTGCAGTTTTAATATTGTCTTTTAATCCCATTTAACTATACACCCCTTGACTTTTGTGCATTTTCATCAGCTTTTTTAATTAATTTACTATAATCTTTTGTAAACGCATCTTGTAAATGGCCAGGCAATTGAGTTACAGGTCTACCTTCAATATCTGTTTGTGGTGTTGCATTTGTTTGTCCTCCATTCATCATATTACCATATTGATTTTGTAAAATGTTATTCATATTTTCTGTCGTTTGAATTCCACCACCCATTGTTTCCCAATCTGAATTTGCAGTTTCATTTAATACACTATTCAACACTTTATTTGATGTAAATTGTTTCTCAACAATCTTTTTCTTTTTTGGTTTTTGAACTGTTGTCTTTTCTACAACAGTTGGTTCTTTCAATTCAGTTATGACTTCTTGAATTGCCATTGCAACTTCTTCCCTAACTATTTTTCTTACCATCATTTTTAGTTCTGACTTCTTCATATGACCTCCTATGGTTTTTGTCCATTATCTTCAATAAAATGATATTCACTCCAAAATTCTGGTGCTGAAAGCTTTTGTTTTACAGATTGAACTTTTTGTATAGTCATTGGGTCAATTGGACCTGACATTCCTGCAATACAACCAGTAACTTTAAGTGATTCAATTATTCCAACAAGTTCTTCTAATAATTCTTTTAATGTAGTTCCAAGAACAAGCGGTTGAGTTTTTTCTTTTGATTGTTTTCCCAAATAAATATTAGGCGTTTCAATAACCGTTGATTGGTTACTAACTATATTTATTGATTGCGCAGAAGCAATATCTAAATCATTATTTGAACTCAATAACATTTTTTCTTTATGTGAATCCAATATAATTTTATATGACCTAAATAAAGATTGTGGACCATCATATTCACAATCTTTATTTAG